AGGTTCGGTCTACCCACTCACCGTTTTCCCATAATTTTTTCTTTATCTTGTGAAAGGTGTTAGGGACAACTTCTGTTGTTTCTATTTCGTACATCTAGGACCACCTCAATGTGCATAAGATATAATCTTTTTCATATCTAAACTTTATTCTGACTGCTCGGTTCACGAGATCAAAATACCATCTACAATGTCGCTCGCAGTTGTCTATATGCTCGTATAACCAGAGTATAACCTGTTCATAATCCGGAACAGCATTAGTCGCTTCATATTTGCACGGTATGCTTATCTCATGCCACTTAGGATTGGTATCTTCCCACCCACGCTTACCATTGTAGTGATTATATACCATCAATACCCTGCAGCAGACAACAACTCTTTGACTTGCGTGACAACGGATGAATGTCGCTTGAACCGAACAGCCCATTTCTCAGGACTGATATAATCGATGATCATCCGTTGCTGGGATTCATCCAAACTTTCGATGAACTCGATTCCGCTCTCGCACTGATACAGCATCCACGGACTGATCTTTCCACCAGTGATCATGTAGCAGAGACGATTTCGATTAGCATATCTCAGGCAATCCTTGCTCTGAAGGCCCGATTCCTTTGCTAGTTCGATAGTGATCTCAATACTACGGGCAATCGCATCTAGAGGATCTTCATCTCGCAGATATTCGACTAGGAACTTCGTATAGTTCTCATCGCTGCACCATTTGTCGATCTTTATATTATTCTTTAGCAACCAATCAGCATATCTACTGACATTCAGGCACTTGACATTGACACAATAATGTCCAAACTTGATGAACGCGATATAATATGCGCTCTTTATGAAGTCTAGGTACGTGCGTTGCTTCTTCGCAGAAGTGTTCTTCGTATAAAAACTGAGCCAGGATTGAAAGCCGATGCGATTCCCTGGCATATCTTTATCCTGCCAGCGGCGTTTGTTCTCGCAAAGATGTTTCATCATGGTTTGCTCACGCTGAAACGATCTGTTGCAGAAATCGCAACTGAACTCTGATTTAGTTTCCGCAGGCTTCTTTGTAAGTTTCAATGTCTTCATCTGTCGTTAAAACGCTCAATAACTCTATCTCATCGTATTTAAGAGAGGGAAACTCACTCGCAAGATACATCCTGCGACGATGGTTATTCACATACTCTTCGCTCATTTCAGAGAGTTCATCGTCCCTCTTGCTGGGATATATTTTCTTGAAATATTCTTTGATGTCTTTCTGCTTCGGACTCTCACGCAGCCTAGTGACACGATCCTTGATCTGAGGAATCCACTGATGAAACTGCTTACCGATTCCTGGACTCGCAGCACACAACATCAACCATTGTAGTTTGGGATGCTTGCCCACATTCTCGTTGAACATATATTTGTTGGCATGATAATCGGTGCTCTGTAGATAGTAAGTCTGTATGTCCTTGCTGCCCTTGATGGCGCTGATCCAATGCAGCATCATGAACGGAACAAACTTCTTCTGTTGTTCAGGAGATAGACGATCATAATATGCGTAGTCTTTCCTGTCGATAGCCGTTAGGGCATCGAACAAGTCAAAATCTTGCTTGTCTATCTGTTCATCTGCTGCCAGTTTAGCCTTAGCCATTATGACCGCAGCGATTCCAGAGAGATAATATGTTCTACAGCCTTGCCCAATTCTTCACCGTGATTTACGATGGTCAATGACGGACCGTCACCGTCTCGGTCACGGGTATATTTGGCGTGTTCGATGACCCAACCCCCTGAAGCGGGATAGATCGTGAAATTTATGCTGGATCGGGCACTCATGTTACGTTCGAGACTAACCACCGGGCTAGTTTTTGTCTTATTACGGCTATTCGACCAAGCTTTTCTGCATTGCCGTTCAAACCAACGATCAAACCAATTCATCTTCTTTTCCTCTGTATCTTTTTCATACGCAGCAACCTCTGCTTCATAATAAGACATTATATCAGTCCTCTTCCATGATGTAAAGAGCAGCCTCAAAGCCCTTGGTATCAGTATCGATCTTATCAACATCCATCACTAAATCTTCACCATTATAGCGAAGACCAGTCACGAGTTCCCATCCAGCAACTTCAGTGAGCATGAGAGTTAGGCGGCTCGCTTCAAATGCGTGTGATTCCACTTCAAATGTGTAGAAGAGACCCTTCTCGAAACTTTGAGCCACAACGTACGGTTCTTCGATTTCTAGGATATCTTCTGGATCAACGAACTCACATTCGATCTTGGTTCCCACCTTGAGAAGGCTGCTATAATCCACATGGTCCAGTATCACGACGCCGTCTTCATCAGTGACTGTGATGAAGGTATGATCAGGCTCTGTGCCAAACCCATGAGCGACATCATCACACTCGCTCCACTCACCAGGAGGAAACGGCTGGAACTGATCGGGAACTGCAGTTACTTGATCCCAGTCGCAAGCGAAATCTTCGATGCTGATATCACCGGATTCGAAATAATCATAGACCTCGCGGGATACTCGTCCGATAACGATCTCACCGCCGCGTCCATTGATCTCAATCTTGTACTTCTTCATCCACTTTCTCCTTCACGTCATCAATCGTAAAAACTAAATCACTATCTGGAAATAGAGTCCTGACAACTCCCATAATATCATATTCCGAGTTGATATATTGAAACTTCTCAAGCTTTTCGATAGTACTCATCGGTTGATCTCTCTTTCTATATTAAAATGCGAGGCTATAATCTACAACTTCACAGTTGCGGCTGATCTCTTTAACGAAATAGATACATCTGGGTTTGGGACCATCATCGATGGGAACACATAGAAACTGTCCGTTTCTCAGGCGAGGAGCATACCAAGTGATATCAGGATAGATGTCTAGTATCTCTATCGGCAGGAACGTAGGAGAATGAGAAGTCAGGGGATTGAACTGAAATGCATGGAACCCACGATCATTCAAGCTGGATAGCGGAAGCGTTTCTAGATCACCGTGTTCCTGTTCTCCGATCAACACCTGCCAATCTACTGGCATCTTGATGTTCTTATCTCCGATCTTTAGAACGAGTGCTGGTGAGTTGAATGATTCCAAAAAGATCAGAGGAATATAGTGATAATCCACATTAGACGGGACAGAGTTGTCCAGAATAGCGAACCGCAGATCATCTATCTCATCTGGTAGATACTCTAGGTTATAAGATTGATTGGTGTCAAGATTTAGTATTCTCATGTTCTTACTATAGCATTCCTGTGAGTTATAGTCAACCTATTAGTAATCCAATTTCTCTAAAGTGAAGGGATATTTAGCCTCTTTGTAAAAAGCTTTGCGTTGCGTGAGGTGCCGCTTCGCAAATTTACAAGTGCTGGTCATATCCCAGATCATGACATGTTCTTTATCTTCAGCCTTACGAATTCCGCGACCGATGGACTGAATGACGCGAACAAATGACTTGCCAGGTTCAATAAGGACCAGATTAAAAATCCGTGGAATATTAATACCAACAGCAGCCACCCCATACGTCGCCACGATAATTTTGTCATTGCTTGTAGCAACTTCATCATATTCTTCTTTCCTTTCTGTCAATTTAGTACCACCACTAACAAATACGGCATTGGGAAGACGACTGACCAGCTCTTTTCCAGCATTGACGCGATCAACTAGAATAAGCGTATTACCGGTCTCTGCGATTTTAGTGATTAGTTCTCCCAGTTTATCCAATCTCTTTTCATTCTCAAGCAGATGCTTTAGTTCGCTCTGATAGTTAGTAAATTCTACATTGTCCTTCATCTGAATAATATTCACATGACAGTTCGCGAGAACACCACGATCCTGTAGTTCGCTGGCAGATAACTTACCAGTCACCGGACCCAGTGATACTAGAAGGGAAATGCGGTCCATATCAGCCTTAGGTATCGTTCCTGTCAAGCCCCATCGAATAGGAACATTGCAAAGGATACCAGTCAGCAGCGTCTTTAGCACATCAGCCTTGGCCATATGCACCTCATCAACGATCACACACCCCACACCATCAAAGAATGCCAGAGCTACTTCAGGATCTACTTCTTCTTTGGCACCCTTCAGCAGATTATTTAGAGATTGCCATGTGCAGATGGTGTGTGTCTTACCGTATTCCTTGCGAGGACCGAAATAGACTCCAACATCAAGACCTAGATTGCGATAATCTGCTTCTGTCTGTTCTACTAGAGATGTGTTAGGAACGATGACGAGCGAACGACCGTATGGTTCAGCACATAGAGACAGTGCAGCAGTCATGAGCGTCTTACCGGCGCCAGTTGCTACTTCTTGCAGTGACTGCGGATTCTTCAGAAAGTTATTGACGATCTCAATCTGATAGTCGCGTAGCACAACCGGCTGGCCCTCGCGTTCATGACCTTTGGGCCAGCAGATGTGAGAGAAGGTATTCGCATTCACTTCATCGAATGTGAGTTCAGGATGGGGTTCGCGTTTATCGACAAGTTCGATATCATATCCAGCATCATACAGATAGGGAATAATATCTTCTAGCAGATTGACATAGGTGCTGCCAGCAAGCGAGAAATAACTGATCTTGCCGTTCCATCTACCGAGCTTGACACTAGGGAGATATCTGGCACCTGGCTTCTCAAACTCGAACCGCTTCATCAATGCCCGGCGAGCATCTAGTTCAAGCCCTTCGATCTTGCAATTGACCTCATCCTTGATTATAATCTTTGCTTCTCTCATCTTACCTCTACTGGGGTTGAATCCTTTAGTATCACGATTTTATTTACACTCGGATGTATAAAGGCGGGCTGGCTATTCTGCTGTATCAATACGACATCGGAATTGACATCATTTATTTCTTCGGTTTTATATATAGAGTTGATGGGGACCGGAGATATTCCGTAGTTTATTAGCGACTTACTTATGTTATTATTTGCAGGATTATATCGCATTCCCCGGCCGACAATACCATGAGTGCATCCAATCTCTCGCAACAACTTTGATATCCGACCAACATCTTTCATATCAATGCTGATCACTGGACTTGTAGCAAACAATAGATCAGGATCGTCCTTTATGATGTTCTGATCTACTTTGATACCGTATTTGGATAGTTTATACAATGTGCTCGCATCTATCTTTAATTCGATATCATGAATAAGTTCGTTGATTATCGGATTACATGCTGCTATGAATAGATTATCATTCACGCTGACCAGTGTTGGATCCCAGAACTTCGCTGGTTTATAATAATCTAGTTGTGATAAGATATCAGTTGTATTCTCACAGAAACTGACTGAAGGGAAATATTCTTGCAACCCGCAGGTCGCAATCTTTAGTGCTTCAGTATTGAACTTGCTTTTATAGATACGATCTTCTTTGTGCCAATGAAAGGTATTGTTCTTTACCTCTCGAAACTCATGGATAAACTTCTTGTTGAATGGAACACGGATCGTGATGTTATCGCCTAGAATAGACACGACTGCACCCGTATAGTCAGGTGTGCTTTCGACTACCATAGTCTTCCATGATAGTGAGACGAGATCATCTGCTACCAGATCAGATTTGGTCAGTTGCTTTGTATATTTGATTATCAACCGATCAAACAGATCAGCCTGATTTGATGTTACCCGCTTATTAGTGTGTATCATCATCTGGAGATTGGATATGAACTTATAGTCATACTGGCTCAGGCTTAGCTTGCCCGACAGGAAGAAATGCAATACGTGTTCTTTACAGTCCATTTTATAAGTATATACTAACTACAAAGTATTTCAACAATAAAGGTAAAAAAAGGGGACCGAAGTCCCCTTTTAGTTCGAATATATTCGAGATCATCCACGCTTGAACACAGTATTCTGTGCGAGAACCCGCCAGTTCGTGGGAGACATCTTCACGAGATCAGCGATCTTCAGCGCCATGCGGATAGAGAGTTCGCGAAGCTTGGTCTTGTTCTGTTCCATGAAGTCAAGGACCACAGCACCTTCACCATCGACAAAGTGATAGTCACCGAACAGACCGTTCGCAGCATCACGATGCACTTGACGGATGCGAAGCATCTTATCGCGTTCGCTATCGATGGTGAGATCCAGGAAGTGACAACGAGATTCCAGAGCCTCGAGGTGATCCTGAAGCTTCTTGCTCTTGACGTTCTCAAACTTGAGGTTCGTGATGAAGATAGCAGAACCATTGAAGTTGAAGCTATCAGGAATGCCCTCACGACGCATCAGAGCAGAGTCCGAATTCCAGCAAATCTTGCGGTTCTTGCCAGAGTCCAAAGCAGCCTTCAGAATGTTCAGAGCGAGATCGTCCATGAACACGCTGTCGCAGTCATCGAACACGAGGATGTTCTTCTTGTCAGAATACTTATACAGCTGGGCGTAGAGACCCAGAGCAGTCATCGCACCTTTGACCACGTTATAGCGAATGCGATTGCCGGAGATACGGTCGAACATCGAAGCCTTTTCGAGTTGCTGTTCGACACCATACGACTTACCGACGCCCGGAGGACCAGAGACGATCATAGCACGAACATCACCGTTGATGCAAGCAGCAGACATCTCATCAAGGATCTTGAAGCGAGTAGCGATACGATCCATCGCTTCAGCATCAGTTTCAGTCACCTTCAGCGTGGTCGTCGTAGTCGTCATGGGTTCTCCTTCGAGGAATTCAATATCAGAAATATGATCCACCTTGATCTGGATCTCATCGATTGCGATAGGGAAGTGACCTTCGTTCTTCACAGTCACATAACTGCCCTTCTTGTTGGTCTGAAAGCCCTTGACCAAGCGAAACTGCATATTGCGAACAGGCTGCTTGCGATACTCACCCGACTTGACATTGATCGTAGTCATCGATATCTCTCTGTGCTGTTGTCTATGATTTAATGTAGCAGAACGGGTACCCGATGTCAACCGAAATCGAGCCTAGTGACTAGGTTTATCGCGATTTTCATTCATGGCCTTGCGGGTGCGTTCCCGGGCTACAGCTTCTTCCTCAGGAGTCATCTTCTTGTTCTGTGAGAGGCGCAGATCATGAAGTTCTTCTACGCTCAATCGGGTGAGGACATCAGCAAGCGCATGTTGCAGACGGGCGACTTCACCCGCATATCCTTCAGGCTTATTGACGTTAAGGCTATTGATGCGACCTTCGATAGTAACGATGTGTCGCTGATTTACATTCAGGGTAACGGGAGTGGTGCTCATTTTATTCCTCTGGATTATGCTTTGATGGCGTTAAAAACGGTGTTCTGCAGTTCTGCGGCTTCTTCGTGGGAGAGATAGAAATCCGTGTTAGGGTCCCAATAGGCCCCTTCCTTAGGATCGTAGTAAGCCACCCGGCCATTCGGATAGAAGAAAGGACCTTCGAGACCCTTGCGGGGTTGATAACGAGAGCGGAGTTCTTCGGAGAAACTGAAGGTCTTGTGTGCCATGTCCAACTCCTTGTCATCAGCTTATGTTTTAATATAACAAAACAAAGGACCGATGTCAACCAAAAATAACAATTTAGCCTACGGTGAAATCTTCCATTCCCGCAGTCTTCAGCCGAACGAGATGACCCAGCATGAAGTTCTTTGATTCCAGACCCTTCATGATACCAAGATACTTGTTGCGTATCAGAGCGACCTCATTGATCAATACTTCGAAGTCGATGACCTCTTGTTCGCCATCAACATATTTTTCAGCATCACGAGATGTCAATGCACGAGCATATCCTTCCAGATATTTCTGAAAGTGCTTGCGACGGATCTTCCTCAGTTGGATATTTAGGAAGTTAAGGACAGCCTCAATCTCTTGAAGCTGTCCAAAATATAGTTCGGTAATACCAGGAAGTGCAGCAATGTTCTTCTCTACATTTCCATACACCTTTACCCCAGCTTTAGCACTCGCTATCTGATTTTCATAGTAATCTATGAAGTCAGGCAGTTGGCTTAAGTCTTGAGTAATCCTGCTATACCATTGCATCAGTATTCTTCATCGTCATATAGATCGTGAAAGTCCTCGTCCTCTTCTTCTTCTTGATGAATACCCCAGTCTGGAGTTTCCAGATAATAAGTGAGGGCGCTCTTGATATCGGAATCTAATCGAAAGGTCTGCTTGATTTCAGTAGGTGAATAAGCCTCATCAACGAGATAGTTGACCAGCGTCTCTGCAGCAGAACTCACATCTCCTGTTTCGATGCTAGGCTTTAATACTTTCCAGATTTCGTTGATCAATGCTAAACTCATTGTGCGACTTCCTCCATATCTCTATACTTAAGATACAAAGCATATGCACGATCGGCTAGTTTAGCTGGCCCGCCGTTTTGTTCTACAGCATTATGGTACAACATCAAGGCTGCAGCAATAATGCCGTTATCGGTGTTGAGTAATTCATCATTCATTATGCGACTTCCTCTTCATCAGTTTCAACAACAGATAGATTAGCCTGAGGCTTGTTATTGAATTCCAGCATGACACGGTCAAGACAACCATCATCATTTCGCTCCCATCCTTTGCGGAACTTCTTGATGATAGAACCATCATTGCAAGTATAAACGAGAGAGTTGCCTTCCTTCTTTAGAAGCGTCATGGATTCAAACATGTCGAGAAGACCTGAATAAGGATTCATGCCTGTCTCATACGGAATCTTGACTTGAACCGATTCGAAGGGCTTGCCGTATCGGGTCTTCATGACCTTACAAGCAGCGCGAATACCACGCACTTCGCTGATCTTGTTACCGTCTTCATCTTCCTTAAGCTTTAGCTTACGCATCGCTACAACGATGCTGGATGCATACACGAAGCCTTGACCACCTGAAATCTTGTCGTCAGGGTCAAACATATCCTGAGAAGCATATGTGTGATTAGTCGCGACAAGACCGACATTGTAACTGCCGAACATATTGACGCAGTTACGAACAAGAGCAGTCAGCGCCTTGGGCTTACGACCCATGTCACCCTTCATGTCACCTGCTTCGAACTGATTCACATCAGTAGGAGTCAGCAACATTCCGAGGCTGTCGATAACAAACAATACCTTAGGACGTTCTTCTTCTGCCATGACCTTGTATGACTTCATGAACTCGCTGATAGTCTTGCCGACATCATCGATCATAGCCATATTGAGCTTGAGCAACTTGCTCTCATCAGTAGAAACACCCAGAGCATGAAGCCAAGCCTCATCAAGAGCATTTTCCGTGTCGATCAGAACAACAAAAATACCTTGCTCTTGGGCATTACGTACCAGATTACCGGAGCAGATGAATGACTTTCCTGCGCCTGATTCTCCAGCAAAAACAGTAACCTTCCCGAGAGGAATGCCTTTATTAAAATCACTGCTAATACGATAGTTGAGTGCATAGTTACCTGTACTAATCCAATCTGTTGGGTCATTGAACCCGATACTAAGGCCGTCAATAGCCTTGGTAATATCTTTCCTAAAACGGGCCACGTCAAACGGCTTTGCCATTTATATTCTCTCTTTCATGTATTTCATAATTTTTTCCAATTCTTCAATAGTCATATCTGACTTCAATTTATTTGCTCTCCAAGAAATGACAAATACATTACCCGGCACATACCCTAGTCTAGGAATTACTTTGTCTAATGTAGCTTTGGCAGGATCACGTAAATGTCCGTTGTTTCCTCCCCATGCATAATTCAATTTAATTCCTAATACAGGACAATATTCAGGTTGCTCAATTTCTTCAAACAAAATAGTGAATGGGACGTTTGCTTTTGACGCTGCATTCTTTCTTTGTCTAAATTGAACCGATAATGTATTTTCTAATTCTCGATACTTATCTCGGTCAGATTTGTATAAATCCATTCTTGAACATTCTATGCAAATCCAGGACGAGGTAAATCTTTCTGAAATATGCCCCCTTTTGCAGGGTCTCCCTGTGGTATAAGTCGGCAAACCAGCATCTAGTGCTTTTTTTCTTTCTAGCATTCTAGCCAACTTTTTTCCTTATCTATTGATATGTTTCATCTTATCAGTATAAGATACTTTTTCAAGCATTTCGGGAGATTGCTCGGCGATACGTTCTAGGTCATATTCAGTAGGATAATGACGTAGAATACCCCTAGCACGGTCCCTGACGATGCTGGGAACCCGAGGAGTCTTGCCAGGATCGCAGAGTTCTTCCAAGAGTTTCTTGCTCTGTTTTAATGCACGATATCTCTCATCTGGTAATGTCATGTTTTTTCTCTATGGTTGTGTTTGCATTTGTTCCCGTGCCATCTAGTATGATTATTTTTAGTGCATTCGATTCCGCAATATTCACAAGTTAGTTTGTTCGTTTTTGCGGTCCAATGATTATCACCTGACAACTTTGCTGCTACTTCTGGATTTCGCATAACATTACTGTCCCCTAATGCATAATCATGCTTTTTACCTCTATGAGATGCGCTTATTTTAGCAGCATTTATTGGATTTTTATTAGGATGACTGTCACCTGTTATTGATGGTCTACGTTGTCCTTTTTGCGGATGTTGTTTACCATTTAACTTTGCTGTCCAATGATTTTCTCCTCGTATTGCATTTGCTAGTTTTTTAGCAATATCAGGATTCTTCATGGGATTATTATCACCTATAGATACATATATACCATCACCGTTGTGCTTGTTATAGCTTTTTGGATCATTTTTAGCATCTACATATCTAAGGAATCTGTTTTCTAGTTTTAGAATGGAGTCCGGAGAACCGGTTCGTAGAATCAATCGTTTCCATTCTGATTGATTCTCTATAATCATTGGCTTTACGATCTTACTGGAACAAATATATCCATCATCAGGATGACATCCCGTAGCTGTTCTTGAACCAATATACCACATATTAGTAGGTATATGTATCCATTTATATAAGTAGGCTACGGTAGTCATCCCGATAACTTTATTGCTATGCTTTTTGCTGGCGGGCGCGAATCATCTGCAAGATATCTTGCGCCTTATCACTAGAAGCTGCCTTAGGAACAGCAATCGAAGACGACGCTTCGAACGGGGCAGAGTCCTCATCTTCAACGATAGGAGGTGCAACTGCGGGCTGTTGGCTTTCAACGCCAGCAGATTGTTTATTCGCAGTTGCACCAGCGGGAGCTTCAAGTCCAAACGGACGATAGTAAGCACCCCACTTGTCGTTGTCATAAGGACGACCATCGACAGAGGCCTCGAACATTTCCTTGATGATGCGGATTTCAGCCTCAGAAGGCTTCTTGGGCAAGAAGTCTGCGAGATTGAAGAGACCGTGTGCATCGATAGCAGCTTGTTCGACTTCAGTGAGAGCCGATTCCTTACGAGCCCAGTTAGAAGTAGAATAATCAGCATAGCCACCCTTGGTAGTCTTCTTCACGTTGAAGTCAAGACCACGACGATAATCAGTCGGCAGCTCTTCCATCTCAGGATCCATGAGAGAAGACTTGATGATAGTGAAGATTTGAGGGGAGATGACGAAGCGACGAATAGGATTCGCAGGAGTCTGATCATCGCCGATTGGATTCTGACGAACGAAGCCCTGGAAGATATAAGAACGCTTCTTCCAATACTTGTTAGCGAGATCCTTCAGGGAGTCATCCTTATACCAAGGACGCACTTCTGCGAGAACAGGGCAGTTATCGCCATACATTTCTACGCACGGGACCTGTACCTGAATCTGCTTGACATTAGCGTCACCCTTGACGCCGTTGAATGGAAGACGGATGATCTGACGTTCGATCCAGAAGAATGTGTTGTTGGAATCAGCATCTGGGAGGAAACGAATAGTTGCCGTAGCACCTTCGTCCATATTCCAGTGAGCATAGATTGCATTGTCAGATTGATTATTAGAACCGCGAGTTTGGTTCTTGTTTTCGGTAGCCGCGATGCGGGCCCGGATTTCTGCTAGACTAGCCATTTGTATTTCTCCTTGTTAAATGTGCCTAAGTTGAGCTTTATGAGTGTTTTATGTTTTGCTGTCAGGAGACAACTGAACATACTATGAATATACTAGATACATCACAGCATGTCAATATATTTATACCTATTATGGGTAGGTAATATTATTCTATTTTGCGTATTAGATGCCCGAAAGTCTTCTAATTCTTGCCATTTCTGGGTCAATACTCTCGTTACCTACGAGCTTGCCTACAGCACCCTGTGGTCCTACCTTCTCAGTTGGACCTAGTTGACCTGCTCGCTTTTGATTCGCGTCTAAATCTTCTTCAACCTGATCTTCTTCTGCTATCTTGAAGAGGCTTTTAAGTTTTTTCTTTTTAGTTTTTGCTAAGGTTTTTGCTTTTTCTATTGGATTATCAGGTAGCATGTCGGAATCAAAATCATATGGAATATGATCTGATTTATGATGTATGCGGGGTATTCCCTTCTGCACTTTAATATGATTGTCATTAGGTAATCCCCAGTGTGTTTGGGATTTACGAGTTGCTTCATCATGATTGTGAGCTAATACTTTATAATATTTACCATGATATTCAGCCGTATACCACTCTGCTTTTTTTGTTTCTTCTGCTTCATCAACTGCTTCGATGATCGAATCCGCCCATTCGGCTAAATCTTGAACTTCATTCATCTCATTTACTTTCTTGTGTAAGCGAGATAGGATAGGCATAGCTGATTCGATGCGAGGATCTACCGTCTCTTGAACGAAGAGTTCATTGATGTTGCTCTCATCTGCATCTGCTTCCATAAGAGCAGGAGTCCATGATTCGAAATAGTTATTGTAACCGCGTTGACCGACCATGCGGCTCAGTGTCTCACGCAAGTTATTATAGTGATTGATCCCTTCAGCGACCACTCTCTGTGTGGATTCATTATATTGATTGTTACGAGTAGCACGGACGAAGCCAGCCATCTTGTTGTATTCTTCTACTAATGAAGTGATATGTCTACCGCGATCATCATATGGAGTGCCGCCTTCTGCGATATGGCGTGCATAAACTTTGGCGAGGCCTGGACGGGTAGTAGGAATGAGGAAGCGTTCACCATCAGTGTTCTCTACAAAGATACGAGCGATGTTGCGATATCTTTGCTCACCTTCTTCTATCTGGCGAGTGTGCTGCAGTATGATCTTGACTTTAGGTACGCTGTCATTGTAGCTGCCTTTCTTGCCCATTGGGTGATAACCCTCTTGTACTGGATACACATTCGTGTTCAACGGGACACCTACCATTCTTTTATTAACTTCTTTTTGTGCGAAATTGGCATATCGTTGACCTTTGCGAGTATTGCCCTTTTCATACTCATCAGCAGCTTTTTCGTGTGCATAATCCCCGCGTGTTTGTAATACAGGATAAGATTTAGCCTTTTCTCTACGAATCGCACCCTTGATAGTATCGGTTAAGCCTTCGCCTAGCTTCTCTTTCTTCTTGTAATATTCACGCTGTTTCATGTCATCCCCTAGACGATCTCTGTTAGCCAGTTCGAATCCGAGTTGTCTTCTCTGTGTCCACTGCTTTAGATACTTTAGCAATCCAGTCCAAGTATCATCATAATCTACGCCCGGAGTAACCGAACTTGGACTGTCTTGTTGCTCATTATCATAGTAGATGGTCATCTCTTGTGCATTAGAGATAGCGATCCAGACCTTACCGTATTCTTTTCCATCCTTAGTGAACATGAACTGAATAACATCGGCTTCTTGGGGAGCATTTACTCTCTGATTGCTGGAATCCAGCGGAATAGGATGGTATCCTCTAACCTTTAGAAGACTATATAACTCTTTTTTGAATGAATCCGTATCTGATGCCATGTGAATATTTATGCTTTCGATTACGAGAATACGGCAAAGAAGGGCAAGGGAGCGATTATATCTTCATGGTCTCGCATATGCGATTCCAGATCACCGTGATAATCTGCGATCTGCATCATGATACGAATACATAACAGCATAGCCATGATGAGGTCATCGTGATCACCTACTTTGGCTGCATAACTTCCACCTGATGCGATGAATGATTTTAGTTCAGAGATGAGTGATCTGCTATACACCGTCATCTTTCGTGATTCCAGCAGCGTCTTAAACTTAGCACAAGCCGCGAGTTTAGGTTTATTGCTGGTATTAAATCCTTTTCTCTTCTTGCCGGGCTCAGATAAGAAGATACCTTGAATATTGGCCTCGCCGTATTCAGCCAATGATATGAGAGATGCTTCACCGATGGAGTTGTTTTCAAGTGAATAGTATAGATTGTTGGGTTCGCCGGTGCATTCTACTATATGCTTGTTGATGGCAGCGAGCAGTTTGATCTGGCTAGGAATGTCGGTCTTGTTGTGCTTCCATTCTCCGATCTGTGTAGTTGTGCTGGCTTCCAGTATCTGTATCGCAGCGTAGTCACCGCCCGTACCCAATGAGGGATCCAATGCAACTACATAGAGATGACCTTTGCTGGGCCGCTTGAACCAGCGTACCTGCCCCATGCGATCAATGGGTTCTATACCTTCTAATGCTACCAGTGTGTTTGGATTGATCAGCGTCTCATCTGCTATGATGAATTTACACTCAATTTCTCGGTTGAAACGATCATCACCCAACTGGGATCTTATCTCTGTGGCCCATTTCTCATCACGACCGGGCTGTTCAGTCCAGTGTGAACGATAGGCTCGGAATCCGTTGATGCCTACCTCTGTGGTATTTCCGAACTCATCTTCTGTCTTGTTGGCCATTTTCCAGATAAGTGCGAACTGGTCTTCATCCGAGTTAGGAGTTGAAGTGATGATGGCCTTACCACCAGTCGATAGGGTAGGAGTAATAGAAGTCCAGAACTCTGTGGCGATTGAGGGGCGCACGAACGCGAACTCGTCAAGATACAGTAGCGTGATACTCATACCACGGCCTGTGTTTTCAGTTGTCGTAGCAGATACGATACGCGAACCATTCTCGAAGTCAATCGAACCTTTGTTATAAGTGGTAACACCTGCTTTGATGTGATCAGGGCAGTTTTCATACGCATAACGAATACGCTGCATGATTTCCTGAGAACCCGTATATTTGTGTGCTGCGATGAGGATAGTAGAATCCGGCACGAACATAGCATACCATAACAGATATCCAGCAGCACTGGTCGATTTACCCGACTGACGAGGCATCAAGGCGATTGAGAAACGATAGTTATGATAGGTTTCTATCAGGCGTTTTTGATAATCCCATGGATGATAATGCATACTGCCCTTAGTGGGATGCTGTATCATAAAGAAGTTATCCATGAAATACAGGTAGCCTGTGTCTGGATCACAACACATGAGAAACTCATCAAGCTGCTGCTGATTTTTGAACACCGTCTTTTGATATGGTGCTTTGATTAGTGTGGGTGTATTGGCCATGATACTATTTATTGGCTATTCTTATGCTGACGGGCCGCCCTTGGAAGGAGGAGGAAGTACTCCTGTAGTGCCTGTATCTATATGAGGTGCACCTAACTCAGTGATTGAGAATGGAGCTGCCGTAACACCAGAAATATTTAAGAATGAGACGACATTACCTTGACCAACAATGACGCTATTTCTAGTTGTATTTGCAGGAATGATCTCGCTATTTGCAGTTGCAACTGAGTAGGGAACACCGTATGGATTGATCTTATAACCAGCACCGCTGATAGCTACAGCAGCATTCGCAGTCAGTACTAGGTTTCCGCTGTTTGTGATAGATTGCACTACGCCTACCGTCGTACCAGTAGCATTTCCGATCCAATAACCTACACCAAGTTGCGAAGTAAATGCAGTTCCGCTGCCAGCCACATTAGGTGAGTTTGTCGCACAAGTGACGGTGCCATTCCCAGAAACATTGGGATAACTCACGGTGAACTGAACTGGCGAACTCGAAGTCGCAATTCTAACTTTATCAGTCTGAATGTTTGCTGATGCATTTGCTGATGAGCCTGCGGTATATACATATGAAGCCATGTCGATCTAGTCCTTTTCTATATTTATCACGCATAGTAAAAGACCGGGAGTTTGGGCTCCCGGTCTCGTATTCATAATACTATTTTTATCTTACTTGATGTCTAGTGGTCTAGCCTTAGTTGCTACGATGCAATAATACTTTTCTGGAATCGAGGCTTCGACTGGTTCACCTGCTTCATTCTGAACATTCATAGTTAGGTTGAACTCGAAGTTGTTAAAAAGATTGATCTCGAATCCTGCACGGACGATAAGTGCTGCTAGTTGAGTAGCACCCATGATGCTGTAGTGGTTCAAGTTATATTCATGCTTGCGCTCGCAATCTGGAGCAGGCACTTCGATATAAATCTTCCCACCCTGCTTTAGAACACGATTGTATTCCATTAGCGAGAACATAGGATAAGGAGAATGTTCTAGAGCATGACGCAAGAAGATGAAATCTACGGATTCGTCATAGTAGCCATCTACTTGAGGCAAGAATGACAAGTCATAACCCTTCACCGTATGACCTTTGGATTCGCATAGCGCCTGATCTTCAGGGCTGAGCGTGACGCCAGTCATGTTAGTGTAACCACGTTCCTTCATGTTGTCGAGGAAATATCCGGGACCGCATCCTAAGTCTAGGATTGCAGCATCCTTAGGAATTTCTAGGGGATCGACGAACTGAGTGACGATTTGCTTAGTTAGTGTCTCATGCATGGAGCTATCGCCTTCAGCATGAACATGTGCAGTATATAGCCATTCGTTATACATACGAAGCTTGACTAGGTCTAGTGTTTTGTTGATATCTACGAGATGTTGCATTTGGGGATCCTGTAATGATAATATTACTTATACCCCGTATATAGATGCAAATTATTTTTTCTTGTAGCCTTTAAAGGAATTGACTGGACTTGTTGTGTTTGTATTGGAGAGTTCAGTGCTGCGATTATCACTGAGCTTGCGGATACGACCAGCACCAACAGATTTAGCTGCTTTGTTTATGATTTCCAGTTCTTCATCGGTATAGCATGAGAGCAGGGGATCACCTGCCATTGGCCCGACAGGTGGAGTAGGATAGTCAGGAGCTCCTGCCATCGCGATACCAAATCTCCATTGAAGATATGGACTACCGGTTGATTTGTTCATACTGATATCAGGCATGCTGACTGCGCCCTTGATAGCATTCATCTGTCCTGGCGCGAACTTTTTACCGTCGGCTGGACTATCTGCTTCAGTTAAAAATTCCCATGCTCTCATATCAGTTTCCTTATAGAGTATTTATCATGTATCGTGTGACATGCGAGCAGCAGCGAAGGGAGGATCACCCTTCGTGTCTTGCCATAATGCTCTGTTGCTCAGTATTTCTACCCAGCAGTTTCTTTCCGGTTTATTGAGATTCCAGAAATCAAATTCTATATGACTTGAGATCGGACGGAAATACAATGTTCTCTCGCTAGGAATGATCATCTCTTGTGCCGTCGTTCTCATCTTCTTACGTGCGGTGCTGGTACGCATTACATTGAGCTGGGGATTGTCGAGATGTATCTGACACATGTCATTCACCATATCCATTGGATCTTTGGCATTCTCTACGATATTCTGTGCTTGTATTCTTCTGGCTTCGCTGCTGATCCTGCTGAGGGTCTGTGCATCATCATCAGGAACACGCTGATATCCTGCCCAAGGCAACCATACGCCGTGATTAGTCCTAGCGACAACTTCACTCTTATCTATCTTTTTACAGACATAATGATACTCATCATCTTTATTGCAGGCTTCCAATAGGAAGAGGTTATCTCTATCATAGATAATAGTATTTCCAGTCAATTTATGTTGTATCGATCTTTTAGCCGCCAGAACAGCAGTGGGTTGCCACAGAGCATCAGACATTTTGATACCATCTGGACTATTTCTATCTGTATTTCCCTTTGTTAGTTCTTTCTCATCATCCTGAACCATGAGGCTGGCACTCAGAATAGTCACACCATGACTATTGAATCCTTCTTTATACCCAGTGATATTATCTTCGAAGAGCAATCTCTCCAATCCATTTTTATTGAGAACACTGAAGCCTATCTCAGGTATATAGTTCCTGTCTCGGTTTTTTACTCCTACCCAGCCCTGCTTATCGAAATATTTTGCGATCAGAACACACATGATTACTTCTTATATCCCTTGAATGCTTTCATGGGACTCGCTTTTTGAGTATCCTCTTGTTCATTGCTTCCTCTGGGAACATAATCTTTAGGCTTGAGTCCCAGTTTCTTGAGAACACCTTTTAGTTTATCATATTCTGCATCAGTATAGGCAGAATACATGGGAAGATTGCCCAAGTAACTCAGCACATCAGTTTTTGCTAAATCCTCAGGGCTTAATCCAGTAAGATTGCTTATACGATAGAAGTCATAGTATCTGCTGACATAGAGTTCTTCTCTACCAGAAGGACCAACCGAACCCGGATGAGCACTGGTGAAGGAATCATCAGAATGTTTATTGGTTCTGGAAAATGCTTCTGTTATAAACTCGTGTGCTCTCATATTAGTTTTCTGTAATGATTGGATTGAGGTTTTCAGTTGCTAATACGGAATCATCATAACCATCAAGTGCGATGTATTTGCCCGAAACAACCGGACCCAACCACATTACCTGTGAACCGATGAAGTGTAACACTGCAGTTGCGTTATTGACTAATGGATTGGCAAGTATCTGAACATAACCATTGTTTACCGTCATATCGAAAGATGATAGAGCGTTACCAAAGAATGTAGAACCGTATCCGGTGAACTTTACGCTGGTCTTATCATTGCTGATCTGTGCATACAACTCTATAGTCTGGCTATCCTGAGTATTTGGATTAGAAGATTGAATCCAGAACTGGGCTTGAGTGAAGTTGTCTGCTGGGTAGAAGAATATTACCTGACCCGGTGTATTGCCATTCGTATATGTATTGCTGAGATTTACATAAGTTCCAAATAGATTTGAGAAGTTATTATTGATCTTGCTGAATGCCACGCGAAGGGGATCGCCTTGGCCGTCATTTGGCATAGCACCGATGTTGATATATTCTTGGCTTGACATTATAGTTTTCCGTCGCTGTATTATTTATCACGACGGAAACGTTTTATATCAAGTGTTAAAACTTCAACTTCCAGAGAATATGAGTTTTGTCATCAAAGAATGCACATATCCTATAAACATAACCCATTGTAACAGGATCGGTATATCGGTGCCATATCGGAACCTCTAAGCTATGTGTCATGACAAATTGACCCTCTTCTGATTTCTCCCATTGCATCATGGGCATCGCAGCATAGATATCAGGGTCTTCTACATCACCCATCTTAAACTCATGCACGACGACCGGAGTCATACTGCCATCTCAGCCTTGATAGCAGTATGGCTCTGATATCCTACCAAAGCGATATCTTGCATGGTGAACTTATCGATCTCTTTTACTTCTGGATTCAACCAGAGTGTGGGGAGAGGAAGAGGTTTACGGGTGAGTTGCTCTTCGACCTGTTCGACATGATTGATATAGATATGTGTGTCTCCCGTAGAGATGATGAGTTCACCTGCCTTGAGGTCGCATACTTGTGCGATCATATGAGTTAGAAGCGCATAGCTCGCGATATTGAAAGGAAGTCCTAAAAAGACATCTACTGATCTCTGGTACATATGGCAGCTAAGGTGACCCTTGCTCACATAGAACTGGCTCATGACATGACAGGGAGGAAGAGCCATTTGGTCTAACTCATCTACATTCCATGCAGATAGAATATGCCTGCGACCATTAGGGTCACGCTTGATACCATCGATAAGTTTAGTGAGTTGATCGACCCCTCGCCAGTCTCTCCATTGCACACCATACACCCGACCTAGGTCTCCTTCGAATCCTGCTCGAGGTGTCCAATAGTCAGCTTGAGCATTCCCTGTCCAGATGGTAGTCTTGCTGTTATCACGGGTACCATGCAGGATCTCTGCTAACCTGCGCTCATCTTGTGATCCCTCGATGAACCATAATAGTTCAGCCTTACATGCATTCCAAGCAAGTCGTTTGGTAGTTACTGCAGGGAACTTCTCACGCAAATCGAAACGAAGTTGGCGACCGAACACACTGATAGTGCCTGTTCCAGTCCGATCGCTCCTTGCTTCACCGTTGTTATCAATAATGTCTTCTAATAGTTCTAGGTATTGATGCATTTTATAATCCGCTTAGTAACCTATCAGTTTCAGGTTGAACTGCTGCTGCGATACTCTTTACATCTAACACAAACTCTATGCCCGTCATCTCTTCATCTACTTCATGAAGTTGCTGGGTTACGAGTTCTTCGACTTGATCTTCTGTCAGACCTTTACGCAACAGCCGTTCTATATTGATAGTTCGCCGTCTTTTACCTTCTAACTTTAGTACCAGTTTTTTAAGAAACTCTACCGGAATAGTCTGCTTATCAACACCATCAAGTAATTTTTCCCATTTCTGAATAAACTCAGGGGACATTTATTTGACGATCTTTATGCGGTTACTGACTTCTTTGGACGACCGGGACGCTTTGGTGCAGCAGTTTCAGCTGGTGCAGCAGATGGAGTAAGTGCTGCTGCTTCGTTTAATAGACGAGTTGCTTCTGCCATAAGACCATTCGCTTCACGTTGCATACGCTCTGCTTGTGCCCTAAATGTATTTGCCAACTGAGCATCACCCAATGCATCACCCGTAGATGCTGCGATAGGGGCGATTGGTTCCACCCTCGCGTCCTTTGTTCCACGCATCATACGTGCAACCTGAGTTGGATCCTGCATTCCGAGTTGCTTATCCATCTCTGCTAATCTACGAGTAGCTTCTTCACCTTGCTTCATCTCGTCTAGGATCTTGTTGAGTTCATGCAACTTGATCCGAACATTGGGAGCAGGAGTCATGATGATCTGCTCGCACTGAACCTTCTTTAGCATTCCTTCAGCATGTAGCTTCTGAAGGATGATATTACCGTCTCTGGTGTGAGTGCGGTTCAATGCATCAGCGAGGTTCTCGCTGTTCTGTCCGATATCACTTTCGATGCAACGGATCAGGGGATCGTGCATATTTTGGTTAAGTAGTTCGGTATAAACTACTAGGCACATATGTGGTTCGCCGGGCACTTCTCTGAAGACAATCGCTACCTTGCGGTCGCCGTGTTTACCAATATGTCGTAGAAATGACATTATATTCTCCTTGTTGTAGATATATTTAATATAGGAAATGCGGTGATATTTTTTTATGCCCAGGTAAGTTCATACAGGGTCAGTTCTCTTGGATCCTCAAATGCAGGATATTGCCGCATCTCGAATCCATAATCTTCATTCTCATTTATAGTGTTATATAACGAGAAACGACCGACCAACTTGTCTAGGATCCATTCATGTGCTTCGGAACTCAGAGGAGTAGATGCCTTTGCGAAATGCCTAGGAGTATTCTCTAACTCTCGTTGCATGAACCATTGGTTCAGGTTGATATCGTCAATCGTTTTCATCTCTTACCAGTAGATATAGTTCTTCTAACTTCTCCAACTGATCCCTAATTGCAGCATTTGTTTCTGCTAATTCGCAGATATCCATGAGGCGTTCTCTGCGTAATAGACGTTGTTTGGCGTCTTCTACTACATCGAACGCCCTTTTTATACGGGATGCATTGCTTTCAGGTGGTTCATACATATATCAGTTCTTCTTATGGTCGTCATACAGAGCCCATGATCCGAAGGGAGGATTCGGATCGGGGTCGCCGTGAATGATCCAGGTCGTATCGCAGTAATCGGGATCGCCCCAGCTACCAAACGGATAACCATCAGTGAATACGATCAGACGATTGGGGACGCTACCTTCTTCCTTGAGATAGTTGAAGATACAATCGAAGTCGGTACCACCGCCACCAGCAAGCTGATAGGTGTCAATAGTGTCGAGGTTCTCGGAGTTGAATTCCTGCATGTTATAGACTTGCGTATCGAAACATGCGACACGGATCTTGAACCCGTCGAATGCTTCCATCATACCAGCAACCTCGCCGAGGAAAGCCTGACCCTGCTTAGTAGAGATAGAACCAGACATATCGATGAACACCGTGACATCGATCTCTTCGCCAGGATTCTGACCAGGCATCACCGCATCCAGATGCCAGCCGCGACGAGAAGGACGCATCCAGCTATAATCACTCTTGATCGCAGAAGTCAGATTGACTTGCAGCAGTTCGCGCCAGGGCATGACAGGATTAGTATATTGCTTGATCATGCGTTCGACACCCTTAGGAATCGAACCTGCTTCAGCAGATTGAGCAGCATTGATGATCGATTGCTTGACTTCCTGACGGACGCGCTCGCGTTCTTCAGCCGACATCTTGGGGCGACCCTTGCCCTTCTGATCACCTTCGCCGTCGTCATCCTCACCATCGCCAGCGCCTTCGCCGTCGTCGAGGTGATCGTCAAGCATCTTGTCGAGGAGGTCATCGATAGAGATGTATTGAACATTCTTCATGAGGTCATCATAGATTTCCTCAGCAGCCTTACCGTCATACTTCGCTTCATAAAGCGCGGGAACCGTCGTGATGAACTCGCCCACGCGATGCCGCTTGAGGTCTGCATTCACTGCATAGTCATCAGCGATGTTCCAGATTTCGGGATCACGGCTGCCGCGACGACCCAGATGGTCATACACGACGTGCAGCACTTCATGACCCACGAGGAATTCGACTTCCTTAGTGCGGAGCATCATGATGAAGCGAGAGTTGTAGTAGAACTTCTGCCCGTCAGTGGCAGCAGTAGAGCACCATTCATCAGCGTTGATGAGTTGCAGGCGAGTAGCGAGATTACCGAAGAACGAATGACGCAGCAAGAGACCGATACGAGCAGTCACCAGACGCTCGCGAGCCTGCGCATCGACCTTCGGATCCATTGGACCCACAAGCTTCTCGAACTTCTTGCTACGGGTGCGCTTGCGCTTAGTGGGGGAGATAACGTCGCTCATCAGGATGCTTCCTTGCTGTGTCATAATATTTAATATAAGCGATTATGAGGCAGATGTCAAGCCTCTCGAATAAAAAAGGGGAGGGGAATGTCTCTAAACCCCTCCCCCACGCGGGAGCTGATATTAGTTACCAGCTTCCACGATATACTTGCCGTACTTCTTGTGGAACTCATCGAAGTTCTTGAGTTGAGAAGGTTCGATGGGCAGACGATAAGTCTTGAGCGCGATCTTCGCACCCATGACCACCAGCTCAGTCTCGAAGTTCTTCATGATATACTCGAAGAAGTTATCAGCCATCTCGTGGAACCGCTTGCTATCGACACGCTTGTTGTCGAGAGCGTCCTTCAGTTCATAGCACATAGAGATAGTCAGCGAATACATCGCAGAGATTTCCTTCACTTGAAGGTCCTTGACCTTACCCGAAAGGATATCGCTGGGCTCGGGCATCTTGCCCGCGACCTTGCGGTGAGCCATGAACTTAGTCGCGAGACCTTCGCCGATAGCGCCTGCAACCAGATTGAACAGCGTGTCATTATCCACCGTCTCATCACTGAGCAGATCGCTCACGAACACCCACGAACGCGGCGTAGCGAATGCGCGAGAAGAACCCTTCGCATCGAAGTCATAACCGTCCTGCTTGGAGAACGAGAGATAACCAACGACATCCTTGTGAATGTTCTTGTTCACCGCCCACTGCTGCCAGGCGCTGAAGTCATAACGCATCTCGAGGTGAACGAAACGATTAGCCAGCGGCATCGGCATACGATAAGTGACGCCCTTGTCGCTGTCGCGGTTACCAGCAGCCACGATCACAACATTGTCGGGCAGCTTATACTTGCCCACGCGACGATTGAGAATGAGTTGGTAGCCAGCAGCTTGAACAGCCGGGGGAGCAGAGTTCATCTCGTCCAGAAACAGAACGACGATGGGATACTGCGAGCAGACCTCTTCAGAGGGGAGATCGATGGGCTCAGCCCAGTCCATCTTACCGATGTCCTTGTTGAAGAAAGGAATACCACGGACATCAGTGGGTTCCATCTGTGCCATACGCATATCATACATATAGCCGCTGAGTTCATCAGTGATTTCCTGAACCACTTCGGACTTGCCGATGCCCGGGGGACCCCAGAGGAACACCGGGCGCTTTGCCTTGAATGCAGTGAGGAGAGCCTTGCGGGCTTGAATAGACGTGATAGTGAGATGATCAGAAACTTGAGACATTTTTTAGATCCTTGCTGTGAAGAGCGCGTTGCTCTATGATCTAAATGTAGCGTATCTGTCTTCCGAAGTCAATCCGGAAAATCACCTATTCTGATTATTTTTTTTCAGCGGGAGCAGGGCCTGCCATCTTGCCCTTCACTTGTGCGCGTAACTCTTCCATGTGATTCCAGAACTCAGGATGTCTAGGATCCTTGCGATTGTTCGGGTCTAATGGTTGTTGTGGAGTATTAGTCATGTGCGTGATCCTTATATACTAAATGTGAATGGGAAGTTGAAAGTGCTTGGCTGTGTCACGCCATCGAAGAAGAATACGATAGTAACACCTACTTGAGTTACAGTTGCTGTAGTATTAGCTACAGTGCTTCCTGCACCGAGAGCCACATTGTATATACCAACGCCATTCGTATTAAAGAATGCTTGAGAGTTAGCATCTGGTGAGAACACAGCAACACCGGTAGCGGAGATATTATTGATAGTGAATCCAGTAGGATTATTGATTGTTGCTGTTCCGTCTTGTAGGTTAGATGGATTAGCCGGAGTCTTTGTTACTGGACCGGGCATCTGTGCATATGTGATTGGGTTGCCGGGTGGAGGAGGAGCAGGCTGCGAACCTAAACCGATTCCACTTTCGATAGTGATTCCGCCTTCTACGGTGATTCCTAAGATTGCCATTATATTATCTCTCTATATTTTATGAGTGTATTTATCTTGTATTAGCGATTATGGATAAGGTGAATCCGAAGACCATGTGACTGCTCCGCTAATAGCTAATGGAGTAAAATTATTTGGACTGCTGTCAGCCAAATATGCTGCTGGATTAATTGCATTTAACAACAATGAAGTGTTTGGAATAGCGGTCAGAGGAACAGTAGGTGGAGTAAAATTGCTGGTATACACTGCGGTGCCCTTCACTATTCGAATACCCTTCATTAACACATTTAAGGAATTGTAGCCATATCCCGGATCACTGAACAGAGGATAACCACTGGCTGTGGTATAAGTTGAGGGATCCGAGAATGAATATGATGAAGAACCGTTCACATATACTGTAGTTGTTCCTGAATGTCGCACGAAAGTATAATATACCCATGTACCATATGCTGTGCCGCCTATATCTTGAACCCCTGATGCTGCAGTTGCGATTAGCAAAGCACCCGTATTGTTATTATAAAACTGAAGTCCGTTAGTGTATCCTGCACTCAACGCGAAGAAAATGCCATCACCTGATATTACTTTCATCCATAACTCTATAGTATAATCACCTGTTCCAAATGCGAATTGGCTTTGTCCGGCATATTGAATTATAGCATTCTGCGCACCGCGAACAAAGGATATACTTCCACCACTCGCGGCTAATGGTCCTATATACAAGCCGCCGCCTGATATATTTAGGCCTCCACCAGATATATTAAATTGTGACATACCGAATACCTAAAAATTACGTTGATCTGATAGAAACGATACCTATTGCACCGGTAGCAGGTGCCGAGAATGTGACTGTCTGGCTTACTGCGCCTGCAGCAGCATATATCTTGTGTGACATCAATCCAGTTCTGCCGGTGCTGCCTTGGCCGCCACCACCATCAGAACCATAAACAGGTGATGCATACTGATCAGTCGTCCAAGAGCCATCAGGTGTGATGGTCTGAACTGATGCTGCTTCGATGAGTGATAGGACGATCTCGTCGGTGTAGTTGGTCGATCCGATTGTAGGACTATATGTAGTTGTCACTGATGTTTGGTTCTGGAAAGTGAGGTCTACGAATGTACCGGAATTGAATCCTGTAAGATTCCACATCGCTACCATACCTGCATAACTACCGCCACCTGTATATAACCAGTTGAATACATTAGTGTCACCTGCTTGCACGATACGATATGCTGCCACGATATTATCTTGAACTTCTCCCACATTGAAGATTTCTGTCCAACCGGAGTTAATACTATGAAGACCTGTATATTCGAAACCGATTCCAACTAATAGACTTCCCACAGCAGGTGTTGTGAGTAGCGTGTTAGTGCCTTGGCCGCTGACATTGAGACCAGTCAAGTCAGTCTGAACAATGGTGGGGCCACTCGGCGGCGGGGGAGGAGCTGATCCGGGTCCAATGACGACTCCTGAACCGATTTGTACACCTGGTGTTATTAGCATCGTATTATATTCCTATCTTATATAATCTATTTATCTACGGTTTCATCTTCACGCAAAGGTAATCCCTGCTATCATTACAATAGCAGGGATCATGAGTGAATAATATGAGATATTATTAGTATGGATTAGTATGTATTAGTATGGATTAGTATGGATTAGCAGGTGTCCAAACAACACCAGTATTAGTGAATGTTGCATTAGTCGTGCTGCCATCAGTCAATGCATTTTTAGCATTTGTAGCATCTAGCAACAATGTAGTGCCGCTTACTGCAGTGAGGGGGCCGGTTGGTGGGGTAAAATTCGCATTATACAGTGAAGTTCCGGTGACATAACGTATATTAGTTAGGTAGCCATCGAGTGTGTCGCCGTAACCGTCAGTACCTAAATAGTTTAGACCATTGACAAAGTTATTAGATGATGTAGCAGATGCAACCTGAACACCGTTGTAGAACATGCGAATTGTTGATCCTTGGCGAGAGAATGCAACGTGTGTCCAAACATTCACTGTGGGCAGTGTAGCATAATCAACAAGGTCAGCTACTGCAGATGCACGAATAGTAAAGTTTCCTTGATTTTTACCTATCCATAAACCGCCTGCACTGTCTGTGTTCCAAACAGTTGCATATGTTGGAGCCCATGCATTAGTATTTGGATAAATCCAGAATTCAGCAGTGAAATCGCTTGTGCCGAAATTAGCAACAGTAGAAGATGAAGTTGCATATGCAGAACCATTGAAACTCAAACTACCACATGCAGGAAGTGGATATGGTGTGCTTGCCGACCAAGTAGCAGAATTATTATTTGTTACTGTGAATGCATAAGTGCTTCCATCAGTCAATAAATCTGCACTAGTTTTCATATCCAATAGCAACGAAGTTTCAGTACCAGTGACGGCTGCACTTGGATTACCATTAGCATTTGCTGATTGAGTTGCTGCTAGATTGGTAGTAGGTGGGGTGAAATTAGCAGTATAAACTGCTACGCCTTTTACTGCACGGATATTAGAGAGTTTGCCGCCTATGATATAAGTCGTGAGTCCTGCTGGATTGCTTCCTAGATATAGAGAATAATCACTTTCTTGCATAATAGTTCCGGACAGAGTAGAACTAGAACCCAGTTGAACACCATTGATGAATACTTTAACGCTTCCACTTGATCTAGTTACTGCAAGATGCCACCAATTGCCTGCTGCCTGTCCGTGTGCACCAAAGTCAACTGTGCTTCCTGAAACTGCAACACGAATGCTAGTACCGGCAGAGCCGAAATCAACTAGCAAATATGTAGTAGGAGATGATGGACCGCGATATGCATAAATTGCAG